TAAATCCTCTTTAGCAGCTTGTTCAGCAAGTAAAATATTTTTAGTCGTTAAAGGCAAAGATTTAATAATTGCCTGAAAACGACTCACAATCTTTTCTTTTTCAGAAGTTTCTGCAAACCGATTGCCCCACCAAGTTTTATTATTATCAACACGACCGCCATCTTCCACATTACCCCCAAACAAAGACAAATAAGCAGCCGTTGAAAATTTCCTGTCAGCAATCACAAGCCCATTAACAACAGAAATTTCCCCACCATCATCTGTATCAAATAAAAAAACATCACCTTCAAAAACATCACTCATTATCCAATCTCCACACTATCAGACCCTTCTTCAATAGTCCCTTCAACAGTTACCGGACTAGTATTGGGAACCCCAACAGCAGGAGACCCAGCACCTCCAGAAACAGTAGTAATAAAAGCCCCAGCGGGGATAGTTACCTTAACCTTATCCCCTTTTCGAGCCGCCGCCTTGCCTCCACCCTGAACCAACACCTTAGAATCAGAATCAATAGTAATATCAGCAGCCGCCATAAAATTTAATTCCCCATCCTGAAGCATCTTAATCAAAGCCATAGCTTCATTGTTTTCATTCCTAGAATATAAGATTTTTTCTCCAGGATTAGCTCCTTGAGAAACCGACAAAACCCCAGCCGAAACATACCGACCAGTCCCATCCACCTTTACCAAAATAACCCTATCAGCTGGTAACGGCGGGGAATCATCCCCAGAAGGTCCATATTGCCTACAAAGCTGATTTTTCCCTAAATAACTTTCTACTGTTTGAACAATAAACTTTTCAATTTCTGTTTTAATTAAACGCCCTATTCTACCCATGGCAAAACCTCCGGTAACTTTCCATCTAAACTACCAGGCAAAATTAACTGCATAACAGTCTGTAACCCCTCAGTATCTGATCTTATCAATTCACATTTATATACTTGAAATTTTGTATCTCTATAAATCATAGCTCCAGGAGAAAAAACACTCACACACATACCTTTCCTGTATAAAGTCCCTTGAGCATCCCTATGCCCAACCACCGTAAGCTGATAACTAACACAATTTGCAAACATCCTTCCTGCTTCAGCTTTTACCGCTTCTTCAACTCCAGCTGCATCCACATCATCCAAAACAACAGATAAAGGCCTAAAAACTCCAGCCCTAATCAAAAAACTATTTTCATAAGTATAAGACCCCGCATCAGCTTCATCCTCTGTTTTAGTAAACCCAGTAATATGCGAAAACATACCTTGAGCATCAAAATTAGGCTTACAAGAAAAAGAAGGCAAATTACCTTCAACAAAAGAAGCAGAAACATTTTCCTCTTTTAATTTCCAAAATTTAAGCATCCCATAAACAGAATTAGTAAAAATAAAGCCACGCTGTTTTCCAAGCTTTATTAAAAACTCTAAAAGCTTTTGACCAGGCTCATATTCAACCTGTTCAAAAACCTCACCAGAAAACTCAGAAAACTCACAGCGAATCCCAAAAGGCTCACACACATCAGAAGCAATTTGCTCCAGCGTCATATTGCTATAACAAGGCGGATATTTAGTTTCTGGAAGACAACAATCATTTAACACACCACAAAGCGGATACCCTTGAATAGTAATAGTCTTAGAATCAGGATTAACCTCAGGAGCAGAAGTTAAAAGCCTTCCAGTAAACAAAATTTTCTTATCATAATAAACAGTACATTGCTTAAAACTAAAAGGCAAAAAAACACGCCTTAAATCCTTGTTATCATCCCAAACCGCCGAAAAAGAAAACAAGTCCATAGAATCAACAGGAAAAGAAAGCCTATATCCAGTAAAACCAGTAAAAAACTCCCCATCAATTAAAATAGTAATATCCTGAGATTTTCCCTCATTCAAAACAACAGGCGTTTTATTCACCACCGCAACAGGAATTTCCACATCTTCAGGAATAACCAAAACATCCCCCACATACAACACAGGAGAACCATCTGAAGCTTTTTTTCTATTAGTTAATTGAGGATTAGCATTTTTTATCTCACGCCACTTTTCATGAGTACCAAAATACTTATTACTAATTTTAACCAGCGTATCACCAGAAACAACAGTATGAACCTTAGCCATAATAAACCACCTGCCGTCCCATTGGAATTACCGCAATTTCATCATAAGTTAAATTATTATCAACAATAAATTCATCAAGTCTATCAAACCCACCATAAAGCTCAGCAACTAATTCAATAACCTGCCTATCACGCCCCAAAGTCAAAACCTTTTTAGAAGGCAAATCAAAAGAAAAATTAACAATCATTTGCAAAGAGTTAATCACAACCTCTTGCATAGCATCATAACCCAAGCCAACATCAACAAACAAATCTTTGCTTATCTTATTATCACAAAAATCAACAGTATTTTCATACAAATCAATAAGCTCTAAAACAGTGTTAATTACCTCATCCCTGGACCTAAAAGCTGCATTATTACCGCCAACACTTCCACCCGAAGCACTGTCTACAGTTCCACCCCCAGCCATAGCAGAAGCTACACCAGAAGTCAAACTAGCAACCAAAGACTGAACCATCAACCGAGTAGCTACAAATTGATTTTTCACAGCAACAAGCCCCACTGGGTCTCTTTTATATGTATTAATTAAATCTCTTATAGTAGAGCCATAACTTTCAACCTTACCTAAAACACCAACAGCTAACTTAGAAGGTAAACGGCACAAAGTAACAACCTTTTCCCCATATTCAACCGCTTTATTTACAATATCATTTATATCACCGCCCACACCCTCTAAAACCTGCTGAAAACGAGTCCAAGTAGATACAGATTTTTTAGCAGTATCTGAAACATTATCAGATAATCCCCTTACCTGCTCTTTTAAAGTTCCTTGAATCTTTATTACATTAGAAACATTCCCCAAATCCAAATCAGAAGCAAATTCTACCACAGCAGAATTACTAAATTTTTCCATTGCAGAATCAATTAAATCTTGAGTAACAACCTTACTAGCAGGAAAAGTTTTATCAATAATAGTTTCAGCAAAAACAACTTTAACAGAAGAGTAATTTAATTCAGTAGATAAATTATCAGTTCTTTCAATCGTTCCAGTAGGAACAACCTTATGAACCCCATAAATTGGATGCTGAAGCTCACCATATCCCCTCTCGCAAAGACCCGCTTCAAAGCTATCAGCCAAAGAAAAACAATCAGCTCCAAAAAAAGTACAAACCAAAGGGAAACGCCGCCCACCAACACCCAAAGAGTCAACCAAAGCACCATCAACTTCTGGAAAAGTAAAAGTTGCTGTTTTTAAATCAGTTTCTTTAGTTAAACCAGTGCCATAAGTAAAAGAAAAAGATTTTCCAGAAGGAGAAGTATAAGTTGCATCTTTAATTTCATCTTGCCACATATCAAAAGGTTACAACTTTTAACCCTTTCAAAACTATATAAAAAAAAGGCACCACAGAAAAAAACTGTAGTGCCAAGAAATTAGCAATGGAAACTAAACTATAAAATCTTACCTAAAACATACTGACTAACCGGAACACCTTCCAAACTAGCCAACCGCTGTATCTCTTTTTTTTCTTCAGGAGTGACCTTTATATAAATCGACTCCGATTTTTTAACCTCTTTAGTAGTCCCTACAGGCCTACCAGTTTGATTTTCTCGCTTACCGCCCCAGCCGTTATTTGCCATTTTTCTTCTCCAAAATAAAAACAACCACCTTACAAACAACAGCAAGACCTAAACATACAACCAAAGCAATTTTTAAACCAAACATTTGACAACCTCCAAAAATTAAAGTATTGTAAAGAGGCAGGGACTCTCTCCGAACCCTGCCCCACCATTATCTTGTTACTGGAATAACAAGATAATAGCTAGAATCAAGCTTGCGATTGAGCAAATATCACCGACAGTCGCAAGCACTTTTCTTATCGTTTCCATTGCTAACCTCCTTATGTTTTAATAATACATCAATCTTGTTTTTTTGTCAATACTTTTAATCAAGTTTTTTTATTTTTTATATAGTTTTTTATATTTTTATCCTTAAAAATAAAACAGGAGGCAAAATATGGAAAAATTCACAATCGACATAACAAAACCAAACGCACTCGCAAAAGCAACAGAAAAAATCCTTGAATCAGTCCAAACAAAAACCACAAAAGCTGCAATCAACACAGTAAACATACAAGCCGCAATGACACGCAAAAACGCAATAAAAAACATCCACGAAGATTTAACAATCAGAAACACATTCTCAGAGCGATATATAGTTTTGACTGAAACCCCAAAAAACACAAAAAACAATATTATAACCCAGTCACGCGTAGGAGCTTTAGAACATGCCGACTACATGGAACGCCAGGAAGAAGGAGGCAAACAAAAACCAAAAAATGGCTCACACCTTGCAATCCCTACAACCAAAGCTCGCGGCGGCGTTAATACAAACTTGATTAGAAAAAAATATAAACTCGGACAAATCCAAACAGTAAAAGCTGATAATTCTAACAGAAATTTTAGAAGCAAATTAGTAGCTAAAGCATTTATAGCCTGGAAAGAAAACAAAGTAATCAGCTACAACAAAGGAATCTTTGCAATCACAAACTTTCAAAAAAACAAAGATACAGTATCTTTTGAAATGCACAAAATCTACACCACAAACTACACAGAAACAAAAACCCCAGCCACCCCATGGCTAGAACCTGCAACCCTATACCCAGCAGAACAACAACAAAATATTTTTAACAACGAAATGAAAAAATTAAATTAAAAAATTGGAAATTTCCAATTTATAAAAACAAACTGGAAATTTCCAATTTATAAAAAATCTATAAAACCAATTTAGTTTGCAAAGCTTCCTGCAAAACCTGAC